TTCATCCACTAGCTTCTTAGTTGCTTTTCTTGCCATGTGTAAATTGTCACCTCTCCAATAAAGAAATGATTGTTTCGACACGCCCTTCAAGTCGATTCAATCTGTCATTCATTGACGAACCACCGTTAGGTTTTAGTTCATTCAAGTAATGCTTCACTAGCCAGCGGATTGATCCTGCAAAGGCTGTAACGATTGAGATAACTGCAACTGCGAGAGCCGCCCAGTTAAGGGCACTCATTATGCTTTAATGCCGTAGCTTGAGTCGTTAGGATTTAACCAACGAATAACTGGTGGCAAGCATGATGAAAGTCCAGCAGCGATTAACGCTTTTGGCTCTGTCACACCAGCTGCTGCTAATGAGAGAACTGCTACTAAAAATGCTCTAGCCCATGAGCCTGCTGCTGTTTTAAGGTCTTGCATCATCTGTCTGCTCCTAGCATCGGGATATCAAACCAGCTACCGTTTTGGTCGCCTTCTTTAGTGAATGAAATATGGATGTGATGATCGTGGCGGTTAATCCCATCGTAAGGACGCCAACGCCAAGACTTCTTAGCTGATGCGATTTTGCCTGCATAGATAACATATGAGATTCGCTTATCTCCTGCTTTGGCGCACTCGCGTATTTGGTCGGCAAGATAAGCACCTGTGCTGGGGCGTGAGTCGAAGTCCTTATCCAGATCAATAGCCCTGACGATTCCGTTAGACGGATCGGGATTGTGGTCACTCTTACGATTGGAGTGTGCGGCATCGCCTATCCAACCATCGGACTTTCTATCGCGGTCAGGAAAGGAATCATCAATCTGCTCACGAAGTTGTTGCCCTGCTTTACAGAGTAGAGGCTTCATCTTGCTTTGCAATCATTTCATCATAAGTAGTTTTAGGCATTGAGGTAAACTCGTTATTGCCTCGGTCAATAATGGCAAAAGTTTTTGTTAAACCATCTGACTGTTCAACTTCAATAAAGGTTACATTGTCCATTTTTACAACTCCGCACTAATCGCTACATAACCTGCTGTGTTATTTGAATTACCTAAGAAATAAGGCTTTGCGTTGGTAACTGTTGCTGATACGGCCAAGCCAGCGTTGTCTTGCGACATTTCGTCTGATGCTGCAATACCTGTAATCGTTGCAGCCGAACCACCTGGCACGCTTAACTGGAGATTTGCATATTCAACAGTTTGCGATGTTATTCGCATTGTTACTGGTAATCGCACTATTACATCGGCGGTTGAACCACTTGCTCGACCAAAGCCAATTCCGTGTAAAGCATAAGGTTGATTAGTTGTAGTTCTAAAATAATACCTTTGGCAAGCAGCCAATTCTCCTTGAATAGTTCCTGTAGCAGTTTGGAATGGAGTAGCAGTGGAACCTGCTTCCATTTGATGACCCCAAGTTTGATAACTTGCACCTGATGCAACTGACCATTGAATTAAAGCAGCCATAAATGAACTAGCACCAATAGTTTTTCCTGATACAGATGGCATTGCCAAAGTAACTGAGTAACGAGCCCATGAGGTTGTTAGCGTTACATTCTGACCTGTGCCAGTCCAGTCTGTTGCTGGGAATGACTGGTAAGGATAAATTGTAATTGTTCGCGCTGAGTCCGCTTTAGCCCAGAAAGAATAAGTAATTGTCTGTCCTGCAAAAGTTCTTACATCTTCAACGCGTTGATACCAATATCCAGCAGTTGTTGAACCTGCTGTTGTAACACTTATTTGTGCAAAATACTGTCCTTCATATCCTGCAACTGGTGCTGCGCCTGGCGTAAAGGTTTGTTGAGATACTGACCATGTTGTTGGAGTTGAGCCAATCCAGTCCATTTTCCAGCGGTCTGCTGTGTAAACACCATTCGTTGTAAATGATGTACCGCGTTGCCACACATTAAATGCACCGTTAATAATTTTATTTTTGCCCGCAGCATAAGGTGTGGCGTTAGCGTTAATTGTGCCATTAGTATCATTTACATCCGATGCGGAATAGACATCTCCATTCGCATAGGTCGTTTTGAGTGGAAGTCCAACAGCCATTAGCACACCTCTTTCATAGGGTCAATTCTAGTACATAACATCGAGTAAAGGCTCCTGCGTAGCAAAAGTAGTCACCCAAGTGTTAGGGGTGATTGTGTGGGCTATGCCCTGAATCTGTAGCTTCTTTTGGATAGTTGATCCACCAGGTTGCTCATTGGTGATGTCTACTGTGTTGAAGAAGTCAAGGCTTAAAGCTGCTGTAACGCCTGCTGTGTAGTTAGGAGTCACCAAGTCCAGCGTGATTGTTTCAATGCGAATAGAGGTTTCTTTGCGAGAATCAACATAGGCAGTTGCAAGGCTTAGGGCATTCGCATCTGTCTGCATAAGCATGTCTGTAGCTGTAATAGATCGTGTGAAGTATTGAGCAATCGATGTGGAATCAGAGTAAGTCTGTGCTGTGCCACCGATTCTGGTCACAGTTGCCTTGTTCACGATTGTCTTGTCATCTAGTGCAAAGGTAATTCCAGCGTAGTTGATTCCTGTGCCATTTTGGTTAAAGATTGTTGGACTAGCAGCTTGAGCATCATAGACAAATTGTCTGCCCTTGAAGGTTGCAACGCCATTCTCATCGATGTAGAACGCGCCCTGTTCTGTGAACTCAGCAGTCTGGATTGCTTCTAGGACTGTGCGAGTCGTGCCAGGGTCTGCCACGCAAGTTGTAGCTCCTGTACCAATGCTTGTAAAGGCAGGCGGCCAAGCAATCATGCTAAGGATAGATTGAACGCGCTGTGCAGTTGTCTGCCCTGCTGTGCCACCTGTAACAGTTGTGATGCCTGAGTTATACATCAAGCGGAATGCATCGTAACAAATAAAAGTCACATAGCCAGTTTCCTGACCTGTTGGATAGGTATAGCGATATTCGGTGATATAACCGCCAAATAAGCCATAAGTAACTCCGCCATAGATAGCAGATGCCTGTATCTTCCTAAGTGGCTGTAATAGCCCGTAATAAGGGCTAGAGGTGTTCTGTGGGTTAAAGTCACCGTTAGGGTCTACAACTCTGATGGTTGCCTGACCTGATTCGTAATTATCCTGCAAAAGGTTGCGCCCTCTGCGAGTCGAGATATTTGTGGTCTGAGCAGAAACATCGACAATGACGGGAATGGCAGAAGCTAGTTCAGCAAAGCCCAGTTGTGAAGTACCCAAGATAAATGGATTACCGAATGAAGCTCCACCCGATAGATTTATCTTGACTGAAAGGGTTGCTGGTAACGCCATTATCTGTACGCAGTCGAGTAGGAGATTGGGATTCCGGAAGCCTGATTATTGTAAATGCCCTGAGTGATGGCATTGACTAGATCGCGCTCTGTGGTGACTGAGCCTTGCACATTGACGACAACCGATGCTCCACCGCCTGATGAGCTGCTAAATTGTCCGAGTCTGTTTTGTAACGCTGATAAGTCTGGCATAGCAAGATTTAATTTTTCGCGGATAACTTCTCTTTGCACATCAATGGGAGTATTTGGGCCCATTGTCATGCTTTGCAGTTGCTGAACCTGTGGAGCAATACTGTCAAGCATGGCTCTGATTGTTGTACGAAGGGCTTCAATAAATGCTGCAAATGCGTTCTCTGCTTCGTTAGCCTTCTTAATCATTGCTGCCATGGCAGTATTCTGATCATGAATAGCAATAAGCGATAGAAGGCGCATCTTTGTTTCGCCATCAGTTGATTGGTTTAAAGCTGCATATAATCCAATGCGCTCTACATCGAATTTCTTCTCTAGCTCTTTGAGCGCGAGTTCATCGCCTGTAAGGGCAATCTTTCGAGCAGTAGCATTGTTATCAATTGTTTTTAAGCTGTTTTGCTGCTTCTGTAATCTCAGCGCATCTTTGTTGGCTTTGTCTATCGCTGCTCGTTGTCCAGGCGATTGGGCTGGAGTGCCTGCTGAACGCGCTTTACTTGATGCACCTAATCTAGAAAGAAGTCCAATTCCTGAAATCTGAGTACCAGCGGCTAGAACATCACCGATAAATCCTGCACCAGGAATAGATTTAATTGCTTTTGTAAGAACACCGATGCCATAGATTGCATTTCCAATTTGAGTGGCGAAGCCTTCCATTGCGGTTGTTGCTCCGCCAATGCCTTCTTCTCCTGCAACCATCTGCATAGCATCAAGAAGGTCTTTGCCGATAATCTCTTTAGCGTTATTAGATGCAACTGTGAGCTTGGCGATTGCTCCTGAGTAACCTTCAGCAGCGGCTAAAGCCTGACCAGAGAACTTCTTTGTTAGTTCGCTTGTGATTAAATCTAAATCACCAGATGCGAGAGTGGCTTTAGATAAGCCTGCACCTAGACGGCTAAGGGCTGTTGTCTGCCCACCATAAGCCTTTGCAAGTGCCATAGATACAGCACCTAAGTCTTTGCCTGTACCTGCCGCAATATCTAAGGCTAAGGCTAAGCCATCTTGTGACTTCTTGACATCACCTGTAGCCGTAAGAAGGGTTCTAAACGCTGGGCGAAGGTTGTCATCAAGAACGCCAGTAGCGCGTTGTAAATCACCAATAAACTTCTCAACCTCAATGGAAGCAAAAGCGTTGCCTGTATTGGCTAGGGCTAAGGCTAATGATCGTGCAGCCTTCTCATCAGCTGCGAATGCTTTGACTGACTGCTTACCAAATGCATATAACTTAGATGCAGCAAAGACTCCTGCTAGTTGCTTGCCTAACTTAGCAACGCTTTTCTCTAACTTCTGAGTTGTAGTTTCTGCCTGCTTGAACGCCTTATTGCCAGTAAATTCGGCGGCTATATCAATCTTTACATCAGCCATTAGTTGTATCCCACCGCCTTGTTAAATTTATCCCGAGAAGCCTCTATTGCTTTAATAATTGCTGCATTGGTCTTGCCTTGATCTTCTGCCCATGCACGATAAATGGCGCGACCACGCATCTTGCGTGATGAGCGACCTGCTTGTCCTGCTTTACGTTGGTAGGCATCTTTAATTTGACCAGTAGAGTTAATGGCATTGACAAATTGCTCACCAGCGTTAGGGTTGTTGCTTTTTCCATAACCTTTGCCTGTGCTAGTTTTGTAACGATGTTCGCCAATATCAGGATTACTGCTTGGTATAACAACCTCACGCATTTTAGCCTGTGAGCGACCATTAGGATTTACCCGCCCTGCAGTTTCATAAATAGCACCAGCGGCTGATTTATTAAGTATTTGAGCTAATGCTCTAAAACCTTTGCGGTTAGGTTTAGATGGCGTTGTCTTGTATCCAATTCCACGCTTAGCAGCACTAGCTGAGTAATTTGGAAATCTGCCAGTCTTGGAAGGTTTAGCCCAGCCGCTAAGTGGAGCAGATGCAGGAATGAACCCACGCGCTTTGGCAGTAATTGGCTTTAACAGGCTAGCCATTTCTTTTTGAGTTTCTTTGGCTAAGTCTGGAGTGAACTTACGCAATGCTTTACGAAGTGCGATGCCGCCTTTGACTTCTGTTGGCATTGGCTATCTCCTTCGCATCTTCCTGTAGAACCTTGATTAGGTTCTTTAGCATTACTTCATCTAGCTCTAATAATTGT